GGTGAACTACTGACAGAGCCTTTCCGGGGCGGTAGGGTCGCTCGGTCTTAGCGGGGTGTTTTCAAGAGAGCCCTGGCAGAAGTGAAGAGACTGGTGGGTGTACCTACTGATGAGGAGGCTCATGAGGCAGGACCAGATACTGATGCGTGGGCAACTTGGAAGGGTTTTCATGATAATGCTGACAATATGCACATCATCATGAATGAATGGCAGAAGGCATACCCATCACTATCGAAAGCACTCTATGCAACTGTTCTCGCTAAGAGGATGGGAGCCCTACCCCCCTCTCAACTGCAATTGGATATGGCCGCATACCTCCCTCATGTCACTGCTATAAACCCCGCCGAAATCAAAGATATCCCATTTAATCCGGGGGGTGGAGCCAAGTTCAGGGAAATGACTCCGGGGGGCGAGGGGGTTACTCCGAGACACCCCTTCGCTCCACCAGCATCGGAGACTCCAGGGCTAGGCGTTGGTGGTGGGGAATCAATCACCCCAGGGGCGGAGGAGAATATACTGTTATCTGAGGGCGCGATGGATGACGCCTGGGTCTTCATTAAGGGGGTGTGTTGTTGACCGCGATGGATGAAGTCTGGCTTTTCTTGAAGGACTACCCAGGCATAGTACCCGGAGTAGAGGGCAAGAGGGGTGTTAACACACCAGTCGATATGAGAGAGGTCACCCCAGAGGACCAAGAACAAGCACGGATGCCCTATAGGTCTCTTGGTGGTGTGGCTGGTGGCCTGATGGGTGGCCTTACTGGTGCTGTTGTCGGTGGTCCTCTTGGTGCAGTAGCAGGTGCTGGACTTGGTGCTGGAATTGGTGGCCTGATGGGTCACGCCGCCTTGCCTATGTCAGTCAGACAGCGTCAAGCACAGTTTCAAGCACAGCAGAGGAAACTCATACAACAGAATGTTGACTGGTTGGAACACGATAAGAGAGTCCAGTCTGGGACTGCTCGCCACCCTAAGGGTTGGGAGACTGGTCCTAAGTTCGAGTTAGGAAGACAGCAGTACAATGTGCTGGACCATATATGGAAGCCTGGACAAGAACGCCAATTGTTGGTTGGGAAGCCAGGGATGAAGACTACCCGATGCAAGAAATGTGATGGTAGTGGTAAACATGAGTACGATGATATTGACTACGGAACTGTCTCAATGTCTTGCGACGACTGTGGTGGTAAAGGGAAGATTACGAAGCCGAGGACCGTCTTCCCTGCTGATAAGCCCGACTGGTTGAAGACCAGAAAATATCCAGTACCAGGAAGAACAATATTCGGTCCTGGTGGATATATGGAGGGCGTAGATGACTGGTTTCAAACGATGTTTCAGAACCCGGGCAGTGGTGACAAGGATAAGGCGGCTGCTGACAAGGCTGCCTTTTTGGACAAGAAGTTCCGTAAACACGGATGGCTCAGTAATGACGAGATGAAGTGGTTACAGAATTGGTATGCCTCAATGAGCCCCTACCTGATTGGTGGTGCTGCTGACAGACTAGGCCTCCTTCGTCAGAAGAAAGAGAAAGCGTCGAAGGAGGAAAAGGCCGAGGCCGCTGAGACTGAGGCTGATGATAAAGCAGCGGCGGCGGCGAGACTGAAAAACAAGAAAGTGGGGAAAATCTCTACGGGAGAGGTAGTCCCCGAGTGGCATGAGGACTTTTCAGGCTGGGGTATAGACAAGGATTCAGGAGGGTACAGCAAATCGGCTCATAATGTCCTTCCAGATACCTATGGCGATAAGATGAAACTGGCTCACGGGAAGGAATTTGAGGTGGAACCACCAGTCTCAGGTGAGTGGGAATTAGATGATTTCGTGAGACAGAAACTGTTCGGTGGGCATGAGGACGCCAGCAAGTACTGGACTACCATGAAGAAAGTGATGCCGTTTTTGAATCAGGAAAATATGGTAAAGTGGTTGCGTAGCCATCCAGGTTGGGAGGACAAAATCCCAGATGATTTCGAGTGGAAAGACCTCGACAAGTTGAAGGAGAGGCTCATGAAGCGTGAGAGGAGAGACCCCCCTCCACGCTCTGGTGGTGGTGCTGTCGCTGGGCGACCCGGTATCGACAGAATCACAGGGTCCGATGATAGTATCCATCAGGTGGAGCCATCAGATTTGGCTTGGGCTGTGTTGAAACTGGGGTGATTGTTTGATTGATACAGAGACTCAGGATGTCATTGAGGACATCGACTGGGAGATGTCCAAGAGGGATTTCAAGTTCTTCTTCGAGGAGATACTGGGTTGGCAGTTGGCTGACCACCATGCCAAGTGGTTCCATAACCTCAACACCCATAACAGGTACTGTGTGAAAGCAGCCCGTGACCATGGGAAATCCACTCTGTTCATAGGGTATGTACTTTGGAAGGCAGTGTTCTGCCCTAGGACAGACATCATGATATTCAGCCACAGCCTTGACCAGTCGATTCGTCACATGAGGAACCTCAATGACCTGATAGACAGTAGTCCCATGCTGGCTAAGATGAAGGACAAGGATGCTTGGTCCAAGACCTTCTTCGGGTTCACTAACGGTTCTCGAATCACTGCTAAGTCTGTGGGTGGTGGTGTCCGTGGTGCTCACCCTGATATCGTCCTCCTAGACGACATCCTGTGGGGGACCACAGAGACCGAACTCGCTCGTGTAGCATCTTGGTTCTATGAGGTCATGGTTCCGACAGTTCACCACACCGCCCAGTTGTGCATAGTCGGCACACCATTCACTCCTACTGACCTGTACACTGAACTTGAGAGAAGGGACGGTTACTTGGTTGAGACATACCCAGCCATCAACGAGAAGGGGGAGCCTCTCTGGCCATGGCGTTGGTCATTAGAGGCCCTTGATGCTCGAAGGATGGACATGCCAGCCATAGCCTTCACTCGTGAGTATCTCTGTGAGCCTATGGACGATATGTCCAGCCTGTTCCCCTCGACGATAGTAAGCGCTTGCAAGGACCCATATCTCACCCTCATAAACAGGAGGGAGAAGGATTCCGACGACCAGTATTTCATCGGTTGGGACCCAGCGATTTCCTCTGACCGTGGGGCTGACTACACCGTGATGCTGGTCTTACGAAGACCCTCAGATAACCCCGAGTTGCTGGAGATAGTGCATGTGGTAAGAAGGAAGGGCATGGATTTCCGCACTCAGATTTTCGAGATTACCAGACTCAACAGCCGATTCCAGCCTGAAGTGATAGAACTTGAGGCTAACCATTTCCAGAGGGTGTTCGCTACAGAACTGAGAGCGGACACTGACCTTCCTATCAAGACATTCATCAGTACAAAGCAGAGGAGAGAGAGCCTTTTAATGGGATTAGTCCTACGCTTTGAGCGCGAGCAGATGCGTCTGCCATGGGGAGATGAAAGGTCTCGTGACCTCATCAGCCAGTTGGAGCACGAACTCATCATGTTTGGTATGAGCAAACAGGGCAAGTTGGAGAGCATCGCTCGGCACGATGACTTTGCCATAGCACTTGCTTTGGCTACTTGGGGTACCACTGAGTTCCGTGAGAGAATCATAGACTTGGATGACTTGATGCAGGGGCTGATAGAATGACTTGGGGTAGTATGCTCGTCGGTGATGACTATGACGCTAAGACTGATGAGCCCGATGTCGACAAGGCTTGGGTCATCAAACAACTCATGCAACACCCTCTATTCAAGAGTCAAGAGATAGTGACACCTCAATTTGGCGAAGCGCCCGTTGACCCCCCCGAAGGTGGTGGTAAGTTGGTTGCCGTCAAACCACCAGCCCATGACCCTAAGGAGGAGGAGGAGAGGCGTAGGAGACTCTTGCAACGCAGTGAAGATGATGTGGTTGAGGGTTGGTTTGAGGACCAGTTTGGGAAATCTGCTACCGAACTCATGAAGGACCTGCGTATGAAAAGGCGGGTGTTCAAGCAGTTCTCCGGCGACATTGACCAATTGATAGATGCGGTGAGAAAGGCCAAGAGGGCAGAGGTTGATGCTGTCTTGGATAGATTACCGTGGGCATCAACACATTTGGATGCCATAAAGGGTCTAGGTGTAAGTGACCGGGATTTGAAGGCACTGAGGAAGTTCGGGGGCACTAGGGAGGTCTCTCTAATGCAGGCTTGTATTCAATGGGACAACAGCAATGAGGTCTTGAAGCGTTTATCCGAAATAAACGGTGAGTGGGATGACGAGCAGAAGACTCTTTGGGTGGAGTCCATTAACAAGAGGAGGGAATCCAAAACCATGTGGAGAGGCACTCTACACCAAGTAGACAGTCTGAGCAAGTCCGAAGCCGCCTATCTCAACACCGCTGTAGACATTCTAGGTCGCAAGGGGACTATGGATAGCAGGACTGTCTTGGAAAACATGTCACACATGGA